AGGCTCGCGCCATCGCATCACGTGAGTATTTTCAGGAAACTGAGATTAAGGGTTTAAAGAGTTGAGAAAGACTTCTAAGCCATTGGCCGATACGGATGTCTCTGTGACTCTTCAGCAAGTTGTCCAGCTGACGAATCTCAGCGTAGTCACGATTAACAAGATGGTGAACGGTGGGTATTTGGAGAAGGACGGGCCGGGGACTTTCCGGCTTGTGAAAATTTCTCCTGCTCATGCGAGGTGGACGAAGGATCATCCTGGTCCCGGTGGATCAAAAAGTGATTCGACGAAGGAAGCATCCGCCCAACGTGTGCAGGATGCGCGTGCCAAGCAAATTGAGCAGGCCACGGCGCTGGAGGCAAAGGAACTTATTCCGATCTCTGATCACCTCGCGCTATATGACATGTTGATGGGCGGGCTTAAGGCTGAACTCTCTGGTATGCCGGCTCAGCTCACGCGTGATCGAACTCTTCGTGTGGAGTATGAGACTAAGTTCAACGACATGATGCGTCGAGTTTCTGAGCGTTGGAAGAAGAAGGCGCTGAGCATTGAAGAGGGTACAGATGCTGATGAGGATGATACGTGAGTCTCTCTCGTGTACAGCAATGCATCTCAGATCTCATGCGATATTACAATATGTGGCAGATCTTGGACCGTATGACTCCAGACGCCTGGGGAGCCGCGAACCGCGTGTATCCCGCGCACACGGGTGTCCCGGGTCCACGCAATCCGGAGCTCACTCCGTACATGATTCCGTGGACCCGCGTGCTGGGATGCGGCTCATACGTGAGAGCCGTGATTGCCTGCGGCGCGCAGATGGGCAAGACGGACGGCATGCTCGACGTCATCGGAGAGCGCATGGACTGCAAGGCCGCGCCGATCATATACGTGGGACCCACGAAGGAGTTCTGCATCGATCAGTTCGAGCCTCGTCTCATGGGGCTCTTCGAGGAGTCGAGAACGCTGGGGGCCAAGGTTCTCTTCGGTAAACGGATGAAGAAGACGCGGAAGCTCGTGTCCGGTGTGCCCGTCCGCCTCGCGCACGCAGGCTCCTCCACCGCGCTCAAGTCAGACCCGGCTGCTCTCGCGCTGGTGGACGAGTACGACGGCATGATGAAGAACATCGCCGGTCAGGGGGATCCCCTGGGACTGGTGGAGGCGCGCGGCTTCACGTTCGCGGACTTCGTCACCGGCATCTCCTCGACGCCGACCATAGGCGCGGTGGAGTGCGACGAGCCGGACCACGCGTCGGGTCTCATCTTCTGGAGACAGTCTCACCCAGACGACATCAAGTCTCCGATATGGCGTCTCTTTCAGGAGGGCACGCGTCATCACTGGGCGTGGCAGTGTCCGCACTGCGAGGGGTACTTCATCCCGCGCATGAACCTCCTCTCCTGGCGCCAGCCCAAGAGCGAGAGAGAGGTGATCTCTCCCGCCGAGGCAGGTCGCACCGCGTACGTCGAGTGCCCGCGATGTCACCAGCACATCCGCGACAGCCACAAGGCGGACATGAACGCCACCGGCCTCATGGTGGCTCCTGGTCAGAGCATAAGCCAGACCGGTGAGATCTCTGGCGCTCCCCCCGACTCCTCGACCGCAAGCTTCTGGGTCTCTGGCCTGTGCAGCCCGTTCCGTACCTTTGGCCAGCGCGCGGAGGACCTCGTGACCGCGCTGAACGGTGGAGACGGAGACACGATACAGACCATCGTCAACTCGCGCTTTGGCGAGTGCTATCTCAATCGTGGTGGAGACGCGCCGGACTGGGCGGAGGTCAAGTCTCACCAGGGCATCTATGAGCGCGGCACCGTGCCGGACAGCGTCATCCATCTCGTGCTCACCGTCGACGTGCAGAAGAACCGCCTCGTGTGGCTGGCCCGTGGATGGGGAGCGCGGGGCGAGTCGTGGCTGATCGATCACGGTGAGTTCTGGGGTGAGACCATGCACGAGGGAGTGTGGGAGGATCTCGCGGACTTCATCAAGGAGCCGATCGACGGCATGGACTTCAAGCTGGTGCTGATTGACTCTGGATTCCGGCCCGGCAAGAAGACCGAGATGCCCATCAACCGGATCAATGAGTTCTGCCGCGTGCATCAGTCGTTCGTGCGCCCGACGAAGGGCAGCTCGCACGTGATGCGCACGCCGATCATCAAGTCCAGGATCGAGTTGAACAAGAAGGGAGTTGGCGCCAAGTACGGTCTCGAGCTCATTCGTCTCGATACCGACAGGTGGAAGTCCTACGTGCACGAGAAGGTTCGCTGGCCGGACGAGAGCAAGGGGGGCTGGCATCTGTTCGACGGCGTGGCGGACGACTACTGCCGGCAGATCGTGTCGGAGTCGCGCGTTGAGCTGGACTCGGGGAAGGTCGAGTGGACCCGCCGAAACAAGGAGAATCACTTTCTCGACTGCGAGGCGATGCAGGGGGCCGCGAGTCACATGCTCAACATGCAGCGCATGAGGGAGCGTGATCCTGCGGAGAGAAGCAGTGCGCCGTCTCCTCCGCCGCCGAGTGAGGGAACGACGAAGACGGAGCTGGTGACCACGGCCACTCAGGGCAAGAACCAGGGTCCCAAGAGGAGACCGAACATATCGAGCATGCTGCCGAAGTGACGGGAACCTACCTGGAGGTGGTGGCGTATGCCGTCATGGCGCTCTCCTTCGTTTTCCTGGTTCTGGGATGGTTCTGCATGCTGTGGAACAGGAGATCCTACACTCCGATCATATTCCTGGGCGTTGGAGTTGTTCTGTACGCGCTGGGCTATGGTCTCAATGCATTGTCGTAAAGACAGAGGAAGATCATGCAGACGAACGTGAGGAAGAGGGATCTCATCGGGCCCGCGCTCCTGGCGATCATGGCCTCCATGGGAGCGCTGTTTCACGACGGACCCAAGCCGGAGCCCCCGAGGACGGAGCAGGCTCAGACGCAGACGCAGAAGCAGCTCGAGGTGAAGAAGGTTGATGAGCGGGACATGATGGCGACGCAGGGGGACCTTGACGTGGTTCGCTCTCGCTCCTCCGAGGACCTTCGCGAGATGAGCGTCATGCTGCAGGACCTCACCAATCGCGTCAGAAGGTTGGAGGAGCACTCGCGCGAGGTGGATGGCAGCGTCGCACAGCTCAGGCAGGCTCCGGTGATGGCGCAGCAGCCGGCGCGGCCGGTGACGGGCGTGCGTGCTCAGGATCCTCGCTCGAGACGCGGGTCGCACTACTACAAGGGAAGGAGTGAGTAGATGGTTCTCGTCGTCGGTACCAACAGCAGTCCTCTCGGGACCAGCAGCTCCTGTGATCCCGTGTTCGACATCAACAAGACCACGTTCGCGGGAATGACTCTCGATCAGGTGCGGACCTACTACACGCAGCTGCAGACCGCGTATCTGCAGCTCACCAGCGGCGGTCGGCCGGTGGTGGTCAGCTACGAGGGCAAGTCGGTGACGTACACTCCGGCCGACGCCTCTCTGCTGAAGAACGTGATGCAGGAGGCCGCGCAGCTTCTCGGCTATGGTCGGCAGCGCCGCGCGATGAGGCCGATCTTCCGATGAGCGGCAATCCAGTGCAGATCCTTGGGCCCGACGGGCTGCCGGCTCCGCGACAGCAGAGGCGCAGGTACACGTCGCTCGCGGGTGGAAGCGGACGCCTCAGCGGGCCGGCCTACGACGCGGCTGATCTATTTGGTCAGCACATGCAGGCGTGGCAGCCGTACCTGTGGAGCCCGGACGGCGAGCTCAACATGTACCGCGACCGCATCGTCTCGCGGGTGCGGGACGCGGTTCGCAACGACGGATGGGCCAGCGGCGCGGTCACGCGCATTCTCGACAACGCCATCGGGGCCAATCTCAGGCCGATACCGAAGCCGAACTATCGGTGGCTGGCGCAGTACACCGGCATCAAGGCGTTCGACCACGAGTGGGCGAAGGAGTACGCGCGGGCCATCGACGCCAACTGGCGCACGTGGTCTCTTTCCGCCGGCAAGTGGTGCGATGCCGCGCGCAATCAGTCGTTCGGGCAGCAGATGCACACGTCGTTCAGGCACAAGCTGATCGACGGGGACTGCATCGCTGTCATGATGTGGCTGCCCAGGCGCATCGGCTACGGCAGGGCGAGGTACGCGACGGCCGTACAGCTGGTGGACCCGGACAGGCTCTCCAATCCGCAGCTGCGGTTCGACAGCATGACTCTGCGAGGTGGCGTGGAGGTGGACGAGCTGGGCGCCACCACGGCGTACCACATCAGGAAGGCGCACGCGGGCGACTGGTTCAATGCGGCCGAGTCCATGACGTGGGAGCGCGTGCCGCGCGAGACGCCGTGGGGGAGGCCGGTGGTCGTGCACGACTACGACGGCGACAGAGCAACGCAGCATCGAGGAGGAGCCGGCATCTTCGCGCCCGTGCTGCAGCGCCTGAAGATGCTGATCAAGTACGACGGCGCGGAGCTGGACTCGGCGATCATCAACGCGATCTTCGGCGCGTACGTGGAGTCTCCCTTTGATCAGCAGCTGGTCACCGAGGCGCTCGACGACGGCGAGCATCTCAACTGGTATCAGCAGCAGCGCAGGCAGTTTCACGACGATCAGGCGCTCGTGCTGGGCAACGCGCGCATCCCGGTATTGTTTCCTGGCGAGAAGATCAACGCGGTGAGGGCGGAGCGGCCATCAACCAACTTCAAGCCGTTCGAGTCCTCGGTGCTGCGTAACGTGGCCTCAGGTCTCGGCCTCTCGGCTCAGCAGCTTAGCAACGACTGGAGCGACGTGAACTACAGCAGCGCGCGCGGGGCACTGCTGGAGGCGTGGAAGACGATCGACAGGCGACGCGACGACTTCACCAGCGACTACGTCTCTCCCATCAGGTCGGCGTGGATGGAGGAGTCGCACGCGGTCGACGACCTGCCGCTGCCGAATGGTGCTCCTGAGTACGTGGAGTGCCGCGAGGCGTACTCGCAGGCGAGATGGCTGGGGCCGGCGCGCGGATGGATCGACCCCACGAGCGAGGCGCAGGCGGCGATTCTCCGAATGGACGGCGCGCTCAGCACGCTGGAGGATGAGTGCGCGGCGCAGGGCCTGGACTACGAGGAGGTCCTGGAGCAGCGCAGATATGAGATTGGACTGTTCAAGGAGTACGGCATTCCGCTGCCGGAGTGGTCCGGCAAGGACAACGTGCCAGCAAGTCAGCAGAGGACCCCGAAGTGATGGTGAGAGAATGCTGACGGTTCCACAGATCCTAAGCCAGCCGGTGGCGCTGCTGCCGCAGTACGCGACGTCGATGATCGAGTCGTACCACGGACGTCTCGTCCACAACATACACGAGAGCCATCTCCTCGAGCGTCGGCTTGAGGGGCATCCCCCCGCTCAGGCGCTCGGGGATGGTGCCGTCATGGTGCAGGAGTTCAAGCCGTATGACCTCGTCGAGGGAGTCGCACTCATTCCGATCTCTGGTGCGCTGATGCACGAGGACACGTGGTGGTGGGACGAGACGACGTACTCCAGCATCGCGGGGAAGATTGGCGCGGCCGTGGTGGATAGTGATGTACTGGGCATAGCACTGCACATCAACTCGCCCGGTGGCGTGGTGAGCGGGTGCTTTGATCTTGCCGACGCGGTTTATGGACTGCGCGGCGAGAAGCCGATCTGGGCGATCGTGGACGAGGCGGCATACAGCGCGGCCTATGCGCTGGCGTCGAGCGCCGAGCGCATCATCGTTCCGAGGACCGGAGGCGTCGGCAGCGTCGGCGTCATCTGCATGCACGTGGACATCACCAAGATGCTGGAGGAGTTCGGCGTCAAGGTGACGACCGTGCAGTATGGCGCATACAAGTCGGAGGGATACCCGACGACGCCGCTGACTGACGATGCGCGTGGTCGCATGCAGGCGGACGTCGATGTTCTTGGAGAGATGTTCGTGGAGATGGTCGCCAGGAACAGGGGCATCGATGCATCTGCGGTGCGCAAGACGGAGGCTGGATGCTTTCTTGGAGAGGCTGGAGTTGGGATCGGGTTCGCTGACGCCGTGATGCCGGTTGATCAGGCACTCATGGAGTTTATCACCTACGTCAACAAGGAGAAGTGAATATGAATACGCACGTGTCTGCAGGTATCGGTGCTCAGTCGTCTGCTCCAACTACGACTGGATCTCTTGCTCGTCTTGCCGCGCTCGCTGTCGGCGGCTCAAAGAAGAAGGTCGAGGAGGATGAGGCGGAGAAGAAGGACAATGGCACCGACTCGGAGGACAAGAAGGACGACGAGGACGCCGAGAAGCCGAAGGATGACGGCGAGGAGGCCGAGGACAAGAAGGACGACGAGGATGCCGAGGACGAGAAGCCGAAGGAGGAGGACACCAAGGCCGGTGACGATGACTCTGACGAGGACGACAAGGCCGACAAGGCAAAGCGGACCGTGCGCATGCGCGAGCGCGGGCGCATCGCAGCCATCCTGACCTCGAAGGCCGCGTCGAGGAGCGAGCAGCACTACGCCATGGCGCTGCAGCTCGCGCTGAGGACGAGCATGACGCGGGGCGAGTCGATCGCGGTTCTCGGCGGCATGCCCGTGGCCTCTGTTCCCGCCGCGACGGCCGCGCCGGCCGTGAGGCGCGACGAGCTTCGCAGTCGCATGGAGCACCAGCCCAATCCAGAGGTCGGTGCCGACAACCCGAGCGCGATTGGTGGTGGTCCCTCTCTCGCCGCTCAGATCATCGCGGCCGGCAAGAAGCGCCGGGGCGAGAAGGACTGATCTCACTCGACAACTGAAGAGATAACAAGGAGAAAAAGGACATGGTACTTTCCGTTGGAATCATCGGCGACAATCCCCAGCAGCCCTCGATCGTCGCCGAGACGTACATCCCGGATCAGCTCATCGCAGGGAACCTCAAGCTGGTCACTGACAACATCACGCTCTCTGGCGCGGTGGCGCTGCCGCGCGGCACGGTGGTCGGCTTCGCGCGGTTCGGCACTGGTGCTCTCACCAGCTCGACCGGCAAGACGCAGGCCACTGGCACCCTCACCGTTGCGTCTGTTCCTCTCGACGGCGCCACGGTCACCGTTCAGGGCACGGTGTTCACGTTCAACACGCAGCTGCCGGGCAATGTCAGCCAGAATCCGGCGCCGAATCAGATCCTGATCACTCCAGGCATGACCACTGCGCAGGTTGCGCAGGCACTTGTCGAGGCTCTCGCGGCCGCGACGGATGCGAATACGACGAAGATGACGTACTCGCTCTCGGGCTCGGTCATCACGGCGACTGCCGTGCAGGTCGGCACGGGTGGCAATGCGCTCACGCTGGCGAGCTCGTCTGGCGCCGTCACGGTGTCCGGTGGCACGCTCTCAGGTGGCACGGCCAACACTGGCACCGCGACCATCGGCACCATCTCGGCGGGCCGCAACGTGCAGCCCGGCAACTACGTGATCACGCTGACCAGCGCGACGCAGGGCAACGTCATCGATCCGCTCGGCGAGATGCTCGGCGTCACGACCATGGGCACCGCGTTCGTGAACTCACAGATCAACTTCACGATCACGACCGGCGGCTCTCCGGCGGCCGGCGACGCGTTCTACATCAACGTGGCCAACGTCGGGGCGTCCGGCATCTGGAAGCTCTGCACGAACGGCGCGGTGGACGGCAGCGAGATCCCGGGCGGCATCCTCGTTGACTTCTCGGATCCGTCTGCCGGCAACGTGGCGGCGGGCGTGTACCTGATGGGCGAGTTCAATGGCAACGCCATCGTGTTCGACTCGTCGATCACGCCCGCGTACATCAAGGATGCTTTCCGGGGCAAGGGCATCTTCATCAAGTCCTCTGTCTCGGCGTTCGACCCCACCTAGTAGTCGTCGACTACTTCAACCAGTTCTTAAAGGAGAATTAGAAAATGGTCGCAGTTGGCCCGGCTGGAACGAACCTGATGTACGACACGAATACGCTCGTGCAGGTCGTTCCCAACTTGAAGCGAGCAGTCACGTTTCTGCTCGACAAGTTCTTCCCTAACATCGTCATCGCGGACTCGGAGTTCGTCTCGATCGACGTTGACATCGGCAAGCGGCGCATCGCGCCGTTCGTCTCTCCTCTCGTTGAGGGCAAGCTGGTCGAGCAGCGTCGCATTCAGACCAACACCTTCAAGCCCGCGTACATCAAGGACAAGCGTGCTCCTGATCTGCGCAAGCCGGTTCGCCGCATGATCGGCGAGCGCATCGGTGGCGACATGACCGGCGCTGAGCGCGAGATGGCGAATCTTGAGTTCGAGATGAGCGACCAGATCGATATTCTCACGCGTCGACTGGAGTGGATGGCGGCGCAGGTGCTGATTGCCGGCGCGGTGACCATCGCCGGGGACGGCTTCCCGACCGTCGTCGTCGACTTCGGTCGCGACTCCTCTCTTACCGTTGCTCTCACGAGCACGGCGCAGTGGACTCCGACCAACGTCATCAATGGCACGGCGACGCCGACCCTCAACATCGAGGACTGGCAGCGGCGCATTCTGAAGAAGTCTGGCGCCACCGTCACGGACATCATCTTCACGACCACGGCCTGGGAGGGCTTCATCGCCGACCCGCTGCTGAAGGGAGCGATCTACTATCCGCGACTCGGTGAGTCCGGCAACGTGATCGATCCCGGAGCGGCGATCCAGCGTGGCGCCGTGTACAAGGGTCAGTGGGGCCAGTACTCGCTCTGGATCTACAACGAGTGGTTCGTTGAGTCAGGCACCGAGGGGCAGGCCATCGTCGACAAGGAGTATCCGATGATGCCGGACGGCTCGCTCATCATGAGCGGTCCCGACATGATGGGCACTCGCGCATTCGGGCAGATCCTGGATCCGGCGTTCAACTACGCGTCGCTTCCGTTTGCTCCGAAGACGTGGGTCTCCGAGGATCCTGCTCAGCGCTATCTGCTGATGCAGTCCTCGCCGATCGTGATCCCCTCGCGCGTGAACGCCTCGTTCGCGGCACAGGTCGCCACGGCCGTCTTCAACTGATAGAGGACAGAGTCCTCTATCACTTAAACACTAAGGAGAAGCAAAAATGACTGAGGAAAAGAAGCAGCGTGTTGAGCGTTTCGCGCGTGGCGTCGTCGCGCGCGGACGCACCGTTCAGGTTCCGCATCCTACGGAGAAGAAGGTCGTGGGACAGAACCCCGTCACTGGTCAGGCCATCATGGGACCGACGATGAGGGAGTTTGGTCCCGGTGAGGAGGTCACGCTTCAGGAGAAGGAGATCGTCAATCTCCGAGCTCAGGGATTTCTCGTGGATCCCGGCAAGATCATTCCCGACAACAACCTTGCCGAGGGGTCGCACTACAAGGAGACGATGTCCTGACGCGGTGAATGTTTGGACTCGTACAGAAAGAAGAGGGGCACGGCGACGATGGCTGAGCGCGAGATCGACGACCTCTCGTACGAGCTGGGCGGCATCAAGACGCAGCTTGAGTCGGTGCTCCGGACCCTGGGGGAGGATCGCTCGGCGGCTGCCTCGTATCGCACCGAGATTCGTGCCGAGATCAGGGGTCTCGAGACCAAGCTGAGCAACGTCGAGAGCATTTCCAAGGAGACGGCGAAGGACGTCCTGGAGATGCTGCCGGACGTTCGTGGTCTCGAGACGAAGCTGAACAACGTCGAAAACATCTCCAGGGACACGTCGAAGGATGTCCTGGACATGAAGCCGAAGGTTCAGAGTCTCGAGGAGCGAGCCACGATGTCCAAGGGAGCGGCCAACCTTGCGGTGCTACTCGGCAAGGGCATGCACATTTTGATCGGAGCGGTGGCGGGGATACTCACGATTCTGTTCGCACGATGGGTGAAGGGAGAGCCTCCAGTTGGCCATTGACTTCGCGGCACTAGTGCTGGAGCCGTGCATGGCGACGTTCTCCAAGCCGGTCGTCGTGACGCCGAAGAAGTCGCAGCCGACCGCCGCGCAGTTTCCCGCGCGCGGCGTGTGGACCATCGACAACATCTCCGTCATAATGGAGAATGACGCTCCCATGTCGACGAGAGTCGTGAAGCTCGGCATCAAGTACGCTGACTTCAAGTTCGTGCCGATGCAGGGCGACTTTATCTCCTCGAAGGCCGGTGATCTTCCTCTTGGATATCTGGTCGAGAAGATCTCTCCCAGCGCGATGGTGGACTTCATCATCGACAACGACCAGCCGGACGGGCAGGGCGGGTGCACGTACATCATGAAGCGCAGCACCGCTAGACTGTGACCACGCTCTCGACCTACATTCGCGATCAGGCGTACAATCGCCTGACGGTGGGGAGCATCAAGGACAACTGGCGCTCGTCGCGCAAGTTCCCTGTTCCGACGCTGCAGAGTGATCTGCTGCCGTGTCTCAGTGTTTACTTGATGCAGGAGGACCTCAATCCTGACGGAGACGACAACGTCTCCGTTCCGAGGTACATCGCCGATGCGATACTTGGTCTCTCGATCTTCGACGAGACGACCGATCCAGAGGTGATCGACGGCAACGTCGACGTTCTCGCGGATCTCATCGAGGAGACGCTGCTCACGGACATATCGTTCGTGTCCCTGAAGGACTCGACTGGTGCACCTCTCATAGAGTCGTTCCCTCGTCTCTCGCGACGATATCACTTTCCCAGTCAGGGCGAGAAGTACTTCGTGGAGTGTCGTCTCCAGCTCACGGTTCGATACCGCTGCTACTTCGCGCCGCCGACGCCGACCGCGCTCACCAGTGTCGACGTCACGTCCACGCCCGTTCCCACTGGCGCAGTCGTTCCCAACATCATCATTCCGCTGCCGCAATAAGGAGATCAAGCTGATGCCGAAGGTCACTGTGTATCCAACGCACGAGAACTCTGCCGCCGTCGTTCATCCAGACAGCGGTCCCGTCAGCGACGAGGGGAGCTCGTGGGAGTACGACGCATTCACCGCGAAGATGCTCGCCGACAACGCCGTCACTCTCGAGAAGTCCGCCGGCCACAAGTTCGCCGCCGTCAAGCAGGACGCCTCCAAGCCCCCCGCTCATGCGACCGGTTCTGGTGTCGTGGTGGAGAGCGAGGGCGTTCTTAAGTCTGATCCTGCCGTCATGGCGCTGGTGGAAGAGTACGACAACGCTTCATCGCCGAAGAAGAACAAGTAAGGAGATCAGAGAATGACGATCAGCACTGGTATCCCTGAGAGCTGGAACTTGCCGCTCTTCTGGGCGACCGTTGACGGCAGCTTCGCTGGAAACGTGTCGACTGCTCAGCGAGCGCTGCTCACGGGGCAGATGTTTACCTCCGGTCTCAATGCCGGCAACGCGGTGATGAACGTGCCGATTCCCATCGGCTCGGTGGCGCAGGCTGGTCAGTCGTTCGGCGTTGGCTCCATGCTGTATCGCATGTGCGTCGCGTTCTTCGCGGACAACTCTACTCAGCAGCTGTGGTGTCTGCCAGTGCCGGATGGTGCTGGGACCGCCGCCACTGGCGCCTTGATCGTGACTTCTGGCTTCAACTCCGGCGTCGTCAATCTGTACATCGCTGGTCAGCTGGTGCAGTGCGCGGTTGGCTCGACCGACTCGGCGTCGACGATTGCCGCGAACCTCGTGGCCGCGATCAATGCGCTCACCTCGCTGCCGGTGGTGGCGACGCAGCCGGCAGGCACGACCATCGCCGCGAGTGCGCCGACCACGACCTCCAGCCCGACGCTTACCTTCGCGTCGGGAGGCGCGGCCGCGAAGCCTGGGATGACGGCGTTTGACGCCACGACTGGCGTGTATCTCGGTCTCGTGCTCTCGTCGACTGCCACCACGGTCACGCTCACGGCGAACTCGAAGGGTGCCGTTGCCAGTGCAGACTCGATTGTGTTCGCGTCGCCGATGGTGAGTCTCACGTGCCAGTGGGCCGGGCTCACCGGCAACGACGTCATCATCATGTCGAACTATCGCGGCGTGGCCGGAGGGGAGTTCTATCCCACGGGCATGTCGATCCTGTTCAGTCAGCTGCTGATTCCCACATCTGCGACCGGTTCGACGGGACAGGCAGCATTGACGTTTGCCTCTGGTGCCGACGTCAATGTCGTTGCCGGCATGGTGGCGTACGACAATACGGTCAGTACGACCACGTTGCTGGGAACCGTGCTCTCGACGACTGCGACCACGGTCACGTTGACCGCGAACCTCTTGAATGCTGTCGGTTCGGGCGACAACATCGCGTTCTATTCGACCAACTTTGGTCAGCTGACCGGTGGCACGGGCAGCCCGAACATGGCCACGGCCATCGCGAACATTCAGCTCCTCTCGTTTCTCTATGTCGGTATGCCATACTCCGACGGCGGCTCGCTCGCGGCGTGGGCGGCTGAGTATGGCTTCGGACAGAATGGCAGATGGAGCTACACGCGGCAGCAGTATGGCATGGTCTGCAATGCGCGGCGGGACTCCTATGCCAATTTGTTGACGTGGGGCCTGACGCAGAATGTCCCGGTCATCTCGACCATGGAGATGGAGCCCAAGCTTCCCTCACCTCCGTGGGAGATGGCGGCGGCATACGCGGCCAATGCGGCGCTTGGCTTCACGGACGATCCCGCGCGTCCACTGCAGACGCTCGAGCTCGGAGCCGGGACGCTGTTGCCGCCTCTCGTTCAGGATCGTTTCCTGCAGACGCAGCGGAACAACCTCGTCAACAGCGGCTTGGCCGTGCAGGGCGTTGACGCTGCCGGCAACCTGATGATTCTGGTTGAGCAGTCGCAGTATCAGTTCAATTCCTTTGGGCAGTCGGACACGGCCTACGGGAAGCTGACCGTGCTGGCGACTCTCCAGACGCTCCTCGATCGCATGCGGACGTCGATCACCAACAAGTATCCACGCGTGAAGCTGATTCCTGATGGCACTAGGATCGGACCAGGTCAGGCGGCCGTTACGCCGACGGACATCAAGGGCGAGCTGATAGCCGAGTACGTGAACGCAGAGTTCGATGGGCTCGTCAGCAACCTCCAGGCGTTCTCAAATAATCTCCTTGTTCAGATCGACAATAACAATCCGAACAAGGTTCAGGTTCTCTGGGCTCCGCAACTTGCCGGGCAGCTGCGTCAGTTTGACGTGCTGGCGCAGTTCAGACTGCAGTATCCCAATCAGACGCCGCTGGCATAGAGGAGACCTTATAGATGGCGACGACTAACAGGATCGGCGGCATCCTCAGCATTCGCGTGGATGGCCAGCAGTACGAGGCTCGGGGAAACTTTCAGGTGACGCCGAGCACCGTCAAGAGGACCGGTGTCGCCGGTCAGGACTTCGTGCACGGCTACATCGAGGAGCCGATCGTGCCCTCGATCAAGGGTGACTTCTCAATCGGCAACAAGCTCTCGATAACACTGCTGGAGCAGATCACCGAGGCGACGGTCCAGGTCGCGCTTGCCAATGGCGCGACGTACGTTCTCACGGAGGCGTGGACCACGTCGGCGTTCGTCATCGACGCGCACGACGGCAAGGTGGAGGTCACGTTCGAGGGACTCACCTGCCAGGAGATCTGATCTGAACCAATCGCTCTAGAAAGAAGCGCAAAAGCGTAGAGGAGAATAGAGCAGTGACTGAAGAAAAAAAGGAAGACGCCACCAAGGTTCCGGACTTCGTGACCTATCCGCTGAAGACGCCGATCATGGCGTACGGGGAGAAGATCGCCGTCATCAAGATGCGTCGGCCGCTTGGCGCGGACCTGATGACCGTCGGCAATCCCGTCATCTTCTTTCCGTATGCTGATCCGCTGCGGATCGAGCACGACTACTCCAGAGTCGTGGCCATGGTGGCTCGTCTGTCGGACCCCGCTATCCCATCGTCCTCGCTCGCCGAGTTGGATCCCAATGATCTGACGGGCATAGCCTGGGCGATTTCGCCGTTTTTTACTCCGGCGAGGTAGATGATCACGTCGATAAGTGCATCGACCTCGCCTTGACCTTCAAGTGCAGTCCCTTTCAGTTCTTTGGAAAGCCACAGTGGGTCATCGACGACCTGATGAGGCGCGCCATCGTGCGCCTGCGGCTAGCGAGGGAGTAGTCATTGTCTGAGCAGGAGACCATGCGACTCGTCGCTGAGGTCGTCAACAAGTACAGTGGTCCTCTGAAGGATATGCAGAGGGACATGAAGGCGCTTGCTGACTTCGGAAAGAAGTCGAACGAGGCTGGTGCCAAGCAGGCGACCGAGCACGGCCGCGCGTACAACGTGCTGCGCGAGCAGATCGTGAGGCTCAAGACGCAGGGCATCGACGTGGCGACTCCTGCCATCGCAGAGATGGGGATCGGCATGACATCTCTCGCCGGGGCCGTCGCCGCTGCCGGCGCGATCGTGGTGAAGTCTGGACTGGACTGGGCGAGCTGGGGAAGGACCCTGACCCTGGCGCATCGCGCGTCTGGCCTGCAGATCGACACGCTGCGGGGACTGGCCGAGGCCAACGCGCGATGGGGTGCCTCGCAGGAGGAGACGATTCAGTCGCTGGAGACGTTTGGCCAGCACATGGATCAGCAGGCTCGTCGCTCCTACTCCTGGATGAACGCGTACAAGCAGTTCCCTACGCTGTGGAACCAGCTCGGTAAGTCACTCGACGGCTTCAAGACGCGCGAGGAGCAGCTCCGGCGCGTGATGGAGTACATTCCCACCATCAAGAGCTCTGACCAGCGCGCTCGCGTTCTTGAGTTCTTTGGCCTGCCGGAGAACTGGCGCGACCTGACGACGCAGGAGATGCAGGAGATGGAGCGCATCTCCAAGCAGTGGCAGCAGGAGCATCCGTTCGATGCCAAGAAGGCGGCGGAGACGAAGGCTGCGTGGGAGGAAGTGCGAGCCACGTTTCGGGGCCTGACCAGTGATCTCGGAAATCTCGTGGGGCCGGCGCTGAAGCACAACATCGACGACATGAAGAACATGGCGGAGGACATTGCCAAGATCTTCAAGACCATCATGACGCCGGGAGGTGCTGACAAGTGGTGGAACAAGCCGCTGTTCGGGGACAAGGATAGTCTTGCCGATCAGCTCTCGAAGAAGGAGCCTCGCACCGACGACAAGAAGCCGAACTGGATGTCGTGGTGGGGCAAGCCGGTGTTCGGTGGCGCCGACGACAAGAAGGCGAAGGAGAGCGTGAAGGAGGGAGTGAAGGAGGGTCTCGAGGACTTCTATCACTCGCTACAGGACACGAACAAGCAGGGTGGATACACGCCGATGGCGTTTCATCCTGGTGGCGAGGGAGGCGGGAGATCGACTCCGCGCTTTGGCAGTAAGGAGTTTCCAAACCTCGGTGGTGGAGGCGCGGCAGGGACCGGAGGCGGCGGCTCGATTCCGAAATCCATGGGCAAGTCGTCGAGTGGTGCCAGTGTTCCTGGAGGCAGCGGCAGCGACGCGTCCATCAATAGTGGTGGCGGCTCCTTTGGAATGTCCAGTGACTCACTGGCCAAGCAGCGCGAGCGCTTTGCGCAGGAGCTTCAGCAGAATCCTGCGCTGAAGGAGAAGGTGTTTCAGCTGTCTGCAGGCGAGGATCGCCCATCCAAGGGCCAGTCCCTGCAGGCCAATCAGGCCGTGATGGAGAGCATGATGAACCGCGCCATCGTGCGCGGCACGACGCTCGAGAAGCAGGCCAAGTGGTACGGTCGCGAGGCCGGTGGCTACTATGCCGGCAAGCCATCGCATCTCAGCGAGCACGAGAGAAAGATGTCCGAGGAGAACCTCGCTCGCGTGCTCTCTGGCGGGAACGTCTCAAATTATGCGACTGACAACTCATCGCAGGGCCTTGCCGCGCGAGAGAAGGCAAGTGGCAAGTTTAGGTTCAAGAGCGAGTACCACGGCGAGAGCTTCTTTTCTCCAGGATGGGGGGAGCCAGGACTGGAGAAGAAATATGGTCAGTGGCGCGACATGATGCAGGCGAAGGAGGCCCACGGCGCGAAGCTTCGCGACATGGCAACGCGAGGACGTCGCCCCCCGGCTGATGCTGATCTTCTCAGGCGCGGCATGAGGGCCGTTGACTCGGGCGGAGATCTCAACAGCAATGCGCACCTGACGGTTGACCTGAATGGCTTTCCGAAGGGAACCAAGACGGGCCTGAAGTCCGACGGGTTCAAGCAGGTGACGCTGAATCGTGGTCGCCCGATGGTTGTCTCGAGCGAGACGTCCTGATGGCCATTCCCATCTGGAAACTCACGCTGCAGCCGGCCTCGTTCAACGGCGTGCTCTTCCACGTTGAGGCAGGCGTGCGCTCTGGTGGTCGTCGGCTAGCTAATCACGAGTATCCAAAGAGGGAGACGCCGTTCGCCGAGGACATGGGGCGAAGGCAGAAGCAGTTTGTGGTCGTCGGTTATGTGATTGGTCCCGACTACGAGACCCGACGCGATGCTCTCATGGCGCAGCTGGACCTGGAGGTGAATGGGCCGCTAATACTGCCAACTTCCACGGATCAGAAGATCGTGTGCTGCGACAGATACAGCATCACGGAGCGAAGAGAGCGTGGTGGCTACGCCGAGTTCGACATGGTCTTCTTTGAGGCAGGGAAGGATCCCTCGCTGGAGACGATTTCCAACACTGCTAGCACGGTGAGGACCACGGCCAACGCCGTGACCGGGGGGCCGTCGTTCACCAGCACGGCGACGACGTTCATGAACTCTAGTGACATTACGAGCATCCATTGAACCAAGTAGATCTCGTAGAGGCCACCAGCGTCACGCAGTCTGTGCTGCTGGCGCTGCTCGGCACCATCGGTGGGACATCGACGACGCCGACCACGGTGACGTTGTCGCAGTTGTGCGGAGAACTGCAGACTAATGCAGCAGACGAGCTCAATACGGTGCCAGAGGGGAACCTGCAGTTCTGGATCGACCTGACTAGCTGCTTCGACGCCGTGTTTCTCAATAATGCGTCGTTCCAGGTCATAGAGGCAGTGCGGGTCAGCACTGATGCACTGACGCCGACTGGTCTGCCGGCAATCGCCGTCAAGAACTACTCGATGAGAATGTGTCTGGTCGAGCAGGCGCGGGTTCTCGCCGCGACTGACTTTACGAGTCGGCAGGATATCGACAGGTACTTCAACATCATCACCGCGTCGTTCAACGAGGCGATCGAGGTCGCCGCCGGCAATCTTGACAACGTCGCGTATGTGGCGCTCATCAGTCTCTTTGCTGCTGTGTCAGACGACCTGGAGACGCGCGCGCGTCCACTGCCTAAGATGGTGACCTACAAGTACCCCATGCAGCGGTCGTCTCTGTGGATCGCGCAGAATCTGTACCAGGATCCGTCTCGCAGCGCCGAGCTGATCGCGGAGAACAAGCCGATACATCCATTGTTCATGCCACACACCGGCCGGGCTCTGTCCTTTTGATGCCGCGTTCTGATCAGATAGCCGAGGTCACGGCGAAGGGACAGAAGTACAACTCCTGGACCACGATCGAGGCGACGCGTAGCGCCGAGGACATCATCGATCACGTGCTGCTGACCGCCTCGGAGGTGAGCAGCGGGGCATCGACGCTCGCGACACTGAAGCTGCAGCCGGGTGATAAGGCGACCGTGTCTCTTGCCGGCAAGCAGATAATGAACGGGCAGGTCTATCTTCGTCAGGGCGTTGCTGATGGTGGGACGCACGAGATACAGATCGGCATCTGCTCGATATCACAGGCCGTGATGGCGTCCACCGTCACCGGCGAGCCTGGGCAGTACGTCAATCAGACTCTGCAGCAGATAGGGAGCGCGGTGTTCGGTGAGATCGGCGTCAACTTCACCGTGACTGCGTCAGGAGACATGCCGTTCCCTCGCGTCTCGGAGCACATCGGCGAGTCGAGATACTCCTTCATCGAGCGCCTCTGCCGCATGCGCAACATGCACATGATAGACGACGGACAGGGTGGACTGCTGGCATTTCGAGGAGCAGCGGCGGGCGGCCTAACTCTCTCGGAGGGAAAGAACATAAAGCGAGGTCGCATACTCCTGAAGAACAATGAGCATGTTGACGACATCACCGTCAAGGGGCAGGACGCGGGGCAGGACAGCGCCGACCAGAATCGCTCCCCGGAGGCGAACACCAAGGCCGACCCCCCGATTGGTCGCTCGATGCACATCCTGGCGGAGGAGATGGGAAACTCTGCGGCCATGCAGCTGCGAGCCAATCACCAGGGCGACTGGACGAAGTACATGTTTGTTGATGGTGACGTTACCGTCAATGGTTGGCTCTGTCCTGATGGGACTCTCTGGTGGGATCACGTCATGGAGCTGATCACGATCAACTCGCCGCTGCTGCTGCCGGAGGACAGCCTGGAGTTTATGATAAAGGGTATCATTCATCGTCAGTCCTCGGAGGCAGGAACCATCTCCGATGTTCTCCTGTGTCGTGCCGATGGGTTCGGCTCTGGTACCGGTGAGGTCGTTGTTACTGGAGGCAGGACGCTGTGAGACATCTCGCGTCGCGGTACACCGCTGAGCGCGTTGGCAACGGCATCTCGAGGACGATTGTTGAGCAGGTGGACGATTCGAAGCTCATGCAGGCTCACACGTTAGGTGGATTCTCCAACGAGAAGCAGCAGGACATCGAGCACGTGCATCCGTATGGCTTCACGTCCGTTGTTCAGAAGCCGACGGGCAGTGGACAGCAGCGCAATGGAGCCGAGGGCTTCATGGGGTTCATGGGAGGCGGGCGAAGTCACGGCGTGGTGTTCGTTGCTGGAGATCGTCGCTATCGCCTGTATCAGCTGAAGGATGGTGAGGCTGCCATGCACGACGACCAGGGTCAGCAGGTGCACTTTCAGCGAGACGGCATCTGGGCCTCGGTTCCGCAGTCGAAGAAGATTGTCATGCAGATCATGGACGATGACAAGATGCCGCAGGCGCAGGGCCAGAAGATGGGTCAGGTGAAGCAAGCTGGTCGTGCGTCAGTTCGTAATATCGTGATGACGAAGGACTCGCTGGTGATCAATCATCCTGGCAACGTGACCTTCAATGTTGGAGGAACGTTTGCGGTGAATGCGGCAGCTATTCCGCTCATTGCATCTGGCGCAGTGAACTTGAAGGGAAGTGCGATCTTTACGGTGGGCAAGACTAATCTTGGCGTCGATGGTCTTGGAGAGTCGGCGTCTGGCATCGTTCCTGATGTCACATTGGCTCCGTCGAAGCAGACATTCACGAAGTTGGCGTAGATGCCAGACGTCAGGATATTCAGCGTTGCGAGCGTGCAGGCGGTCACCATGGACTGGCTGCAGACGCCGACTGGTCTTCTCGACGAGACTCAGGAGCTGGCGACTGCGGTATTGGTGGCATTGAATACTGATGCCTTGGCCAGCATCAATGAGGTGCTACCTGATCCCAGGAGCTCTGATCGTCGGGGATGGTGGGGAGATCTCAATGCTGATGTTATCTGGAAGGGCTGGCCGATAGGATGGAAGGGATGGCTGCTCTCTCGCGCCAAGATACTGGACTCGGGGGCGAGGGAGGGCGCGACTGTCGTCAGGATCAAGACGTACATCATGCAGGCGCTGCAGCCGTTCATCGATAATCGACTGGCATCGCAGGTCACTGTTGAGTTGACCGGGAACAAGGATCAGGATGGGTTCTCTGTTCGCGTCATCATTTATCGCGGTCCAAAGTCTGCCATTCAGCTTGATTATCAGGCTCTCTGGGCAGAGATCTTTCCTGGGAGTTGACTAGATGCCTTGGGTCACGCCAACACTTGATGCTCTCCGGGCGCTGAACAAGAGCAATGTTCAGTCGCAGCTGCACTCGGCGCCGATGATACCGAACAGTGTTCTGCGCGTCATGTCGGACAGCAACGCTGGTCTTGCGTATCTGACGCTGCTCTACATCAACTGGCTCGCGCTCCAGCTGTTTCCTGATACGGCAGAGGACGAGTGGCTCGACAGGTTTGCCGACATCTGGTTGACGCAGGGCAGGAAGACGGCGACGTTCGGCAGTGGCGTCATTCAGTTTGCCGGCATCGGTGGCGTGACCATGCCGGCGGGAACGATTCTTCAGGGTGCCAGTGATCTTGCGACTGGAACTCAGATCACGTTCACGACTCAGTCGGCGGTTCTCATCGGGACCATCAACACGAACGTTCCGATAAAGGCCACGACTCCAGGAGCCACTGGTCTCGTCGTTGGCTCGCAGCTGGCGCTTGCCACTGGCATCTCTGGCATCAACGGCAGTGGTACCATCTCGTCGATCACGGACGGCATTGACGCTGAGACGGACGACGAGCTGAGGGTGCGTGTTCTCGATCGCATTCGACAGCCTCCGGTTGGAGGAGACGCGAACGACTACATCGCGTGGGCACTGGCGACGCCTGGGGTCAATGTCACGCGCGCGTGGACGTCTCCTCTTGAGTTGGGTCCGGGAACGGTGACCGTGAGGATAATGACCGATGATCTCATCAACGAGATCGTTGGGTTCGCGTCAACGGCTGATCTCGCGACCGTCACGGCGTACATCGACACCGTGCGGCCGGTGGCGGTGAGGGATCGCTTCATCGTGACGTGTGTTCCCGAGCCGATCGACTTCACTATCTCGAATCTCTCCCCAGACAGCGTGGCCATGCGGAACGCGATCAATGCGTCGGTCAACAAGATGCTGTTCGAGCGCGCGGCGCCAGCGCACGCCGTCAATGGCATCGAGCAGCCGGCGCAGACCATCTATGCTGGATGGGTCAGTGAGGCGATCGCAAACGTGAGCGGGATCAAGACGTTTACGCTTGGGATGACCGACCACATGATGCCGTTCCCTGGATCGCTGGGAGTTCTAGGGAGCATCATCTATGCCTGAGAAGTGGCATCAGCGTACGGCCGTGGACTACGTCGATGGATGGAACGATCTGCTGCCGACTGGTCCGGCGTGGCCGCGTGATCCTGGGTCCGTGCTGCAGCTGGTCGTCAACGGCATGTCCACTATCTGGGGGACAGAGGTCGAGGCGCTCGCCGGTTTATTTCTGAAGACGGAGTCTGATCCGAGAAGCACGAGCATTCTTCTTCCGGAGTGGGAGAGAGCCTGGGGACTTCCCGACACCTGCATCCCCTCCTCACCAACGGATGTTCCGACGAGAGAGGTGAACCTCGTCGCCAAGATGACTTTTCTTGGCTCGCAGTCTCGTCAATTCTTCATTCAGCAGGCCGCGAAGGTTGGGCAGACGCTCAACATACAGGAGTTCTCGCCGTACCAGTGCGGGATATCTGGGGTCGGCGACACGACGAATATCGAGGACGATGGGACGCA